ACACCAGCAGTCACGCTAATGTTGTTAGGTGTCCAGTTGTTGCCGTTGCCAGAATAGTCCTTGCCGATAGTGGCGGCTGTGTTGTTGCTGTTATCGCTAAAGTTCAGTTCAAAGCCATTTGTGCCGTAAGTACCAGAATATGCTTTTGGTTTCCATACGCCAGTAATTGAATCTGTTTCACCAAATGAAGATGGGGTTAGGGCTTGTCCGTCAATAAAGTTGATTTCGGTTAGGTAGCCGTCAAACGGGCCTGTGCCATTAGGTAATGCGCCAATATTGTGGATAGTTCCAGAACTGTTTATGTATTGAGCATTAGCATTTAACGATGGGTATGACGCAGTATTAAAAGCAGTTACTTGTGTTCCATTTACATACACTTTAATTCTGTTGGATGCAGTTGCTTGAGTGCTATCAAAAGCAATAATGATGTGATACCAAGCCGAAGGGTCACGAAATACTTGAGTAGTTGTTATATTAAAAGATGGTGAACCACCAGTATTGTTTGTGAAATCAAGCGTGTTATCCGAAAGAAAATTAAATCCTTCTCTTGGATTAGAAGTTCCACCAGCACCAAAAAACCATTGTTGACCAGTCAATACCCCACGCTTAATCCAACCACTCCATGTCCAAATATTTTGAGTTGTTGGAGTTCCAAATGTTCTATTAAAGTACGCACTAGCACTAGAACGAAAACGCACACTACGGGCTATTGAGTAGCCACCGCTAGGTCTTGTCAGCAGAGTATCTTTTGATGCAAACATTATGCAAACGCCTGTGCGTAAGTGCCGTACCAGTTAGTGCCGTCAGCAACAAAGGTCAAGATGTCTCGCCCTGTGGTTGCCGTAGTGGTCAATGTTGGTGCAGTTCCACCAGCCCACTTAACACTTGTGAATGTCGCTGTGCGTGAGCCTGTTCCATCTTGCACCGCTATCAGAATGAATGACTTACCAGCCGTTGCAGTTGGCATGGTGAATGTGCAGTTACCCGTCATCGTCACAGTCTGCACAGTTCCATTGGTAAGGGCTAGGGTCTGGGTTGTGCCTGAGTTACCGATAGCCACCACAGTTTCAACATAGTTGGTTACTGTGGGGTTTGTCAGTGTCTTGTTGGTTAGCGTCTGTGAATCAGATGTGCCGACAATAGTGCCAGTGGGCGCAGTCTTTCCAGCAAACGTATCTAGGTCAGCATCCCAAGCCTGTACGTTTGTGCCAATCACTAAGCCTAGATTAGTCCTAGCAGTTGCTGCGCTAGCCAGGTCAGACAAGTTACTAGCCTTTGCCAACTTCTCGCTGTCCACTTCCTCAATAGCAGTCTGCACGTTGCTAGCAGCCACACCGCCAGCTGGAGTGAAACTGATACTTGATGCCACGCCCTGGACATAAGCTGCCACCCACGCGCTGCCAGTGTATAGGCGCATCACACCAGATACGCTATTGAAGTAAATCGTGCCAGCCACTAGAGCATTGCCATCATTGTCTACAGATGGATCACTTGTTTTGCTACCAAGATAGCGATCATCAAAGCTGTCATACACAGCCAAAGTCTGATCTCTCGCAGCCTCTGCAGCTGTCTGTGCAATTGATGCATTGCTGGCCGATGTGCTGGCAGCAGACGCCGAGCTAGACGCATTGCTTGCGCTAGTGCTTGCGTTGCTTGCCGAGGTAGATGCGTTACTCGCTGATGTGCTGGCTGCCGAGGCAGACGCTGCAGCAGCTGTAGCAGATGTTGTCGCAGAGGCTGCGTCCACCAGCAGTGTCCACTTTGCAGAGTCAGTATTGGTTGTGATTGGCAAAGACCCGCTTGATGTATGCGCTGTGATTACCTGGAAGATATTGTTTGTGGTTGTGTCCTTTGCTATGTCTCGCACATAGTAGACAGTGCCAGCAGCCCAGTTGCCACGGTTGGTGCCTAGCGTCTCGCCTAGAGCCGGGTTGCCGTTGGCATCAAAGCCTAGCGTCTTGTTGGCTCGCAGTGACGCAAGCGGCAATATCATGTTGATGGTTGTCGGGTCTGTCTGCGGCGCTTGCAAAGACCTGGTCAACCCTTCAGCGTTTTGCTGGGCAAAGATGGTCTGCTGGTCGAGCTCGTCGTTTAGCGTGTTAGCAAAGAAGTCACCGCCGGTGGTGAAGTCTGTTGTGCGAGATATAGTCCGGTTGCCGACAATGGCGTATTGTGTGGGGCTTGTTGGAGACAAGGCCAAGCCGGTGGCTGTGATGGTCACCGAGCCTGTGCCGTTAGACGCAATGCTAACCGTGTAGTGGGTGGTCAACGTCAGCAGCACCTCGTCTTTGTAGACGGCAATGTCTGTGTTGGCCAGAATCTCAAAGGTAAACGCATAGGGGCCTGCGCCACCAGCGCCGGTAGGCGAGTAGACTGCACGTCTGGTTACGTTACTAATTGGCACTGGCATGATATTTCTCCTGTCCTAATTGTATGGTTTTAGTCCGGTTTGTAATAGAGGCCGTTGGCTTTTTTAAGCTCTTTGAGCTCATCAATCTTGGCCTGCAAACTGGTGTCTTCTGATTTGAGTTGTTGCTTGGCTGCGTCCATGTATTTGGAATGCACGCGCTGCACTGTCTTTTGCTGATCATCTAGCGACAGCAGGTCAAAGCCTGGTGTTTGCATCATGTTTAAGACCTCTTGCTTGGCCGGCAGCTCCTTGCCATAGATGGTTAGCAATCGGTTGTATTGGACGGCGTCCATCTCAATGCCATCAATCTTGCGCTCTGGCATACCAATGGGTGAGCCCATGCGCACTAGCAAGTCGTCCACCTCAGAGAATTGCTGGGGCGTCACTCTTGTAGGCAGCACCAGCTCATAGCCTGCGCCTGTGCCTGACTTGGTTGGATCTCCCCACAAGTTCAGCATCTCTGGTAAGTCAGCGCTGAAGTAAGGCAGGCGCGACTTGTACTTGTTGAATGCCTCAATAAAGCCACGCACACCCATGGGCAGCTCTGGGCTAGCGCGAGTGTCTCGGTTGGTTGGATCTGACAGGCGCTCAATACCAGCAAGCAGTGAGCTATAGACGCCAGCTGGCGAGCCACCAATCACAAAGCCACCAAGCTGTTTGGTCAAGCCATCCACAATCTTCTTGCCGTCTACTTCACCCTGCTGGCTAGTGCCAACTAGCTTGGCCACATCAGCGACACCTTGCAAGTAAGGCTGCTCCTTTAGGTACTCATACAGCCCGTAGGTAGCACCCAAGAAAACCTCTTCAATCTTGCTAGCGTCTTGCTCATGCTTGGCATATTCAGCGTAGTCCGCAGCAATGGCCATCAGCGCAGAGACTGGCTCCATGCCGCTGTAGCTGTAGTACTTGTCGCCGACCTTGATAGAGTAGGGCTGCCAGCCATCGCGTATCAACGCATCGCGGTCTGCCTTGCGAGCTGGGCCACGTCCAGTGATGCTGCCCTCTCCAGACAAGGCCGCAAAGGTGGCCAGCACTGCCGAGCCTAGTGTTACCTTGGCCAATGCCATATCTCGGTACACGCCGCCTTTAGCGATCTCCTCGCGCCACTGTGAAGACAGCGGGGCAAACGGTGTGCGCTCAATAACCTGCAAGCCAATGTTGGCTGGGGTCTTGAAGAACGGCACCACAATCTTTAGAGCTGGATGGTTAAATGTTTGCTGCAGGTTCTTTAGAGCTGGTGGTAACTCAGCAGTAAATGTTCCCTTTTGTGCAAACACAGTTGCTGCCTCATCCAGATCACGGGGTGGGTTCTGGAACAGGCTAACAGCCTCTGCCTCTGCCTTGGCCAGCGCGTCTGCCTCTGACATTCCAGAGTCAATTGCATCGCGGTATACCGACTTGCTGCGGCGAGTAATCTGGGTGTTGAGCTCCATGCGGTAGAGCGTGCCCTTAAAGAACTCATCTTCTGCCATCAACATTCTGCCTGGCATAGTGACTGCCGTGCCATAGAAGTCAATGGCCTTGCCTAGCCACTTGTCTTGCTCGATGCCAAAGGCCGCTGAACTAATGGCCGGCATGTCAGTGCCACGCTGCGCCTCAATCTTGCTCATCAAGTCGCTTGGCTGGTTTTTCTTGAACGCCGTAGTGGCCAAGTCAAAGCCCTCAACCAAGCCATTGCGCAGCGACTGAATCATGGTCAGCGCTTCGTCGTAGGCGATCTTGTCGTTTTCGCTACCAGGCACCAGCGCCTTAAATGAGCGCACATTTGGTGGCAACACATTGCTGTAGAAGGATGCAACCAAGCGCTCTGGTATTTGGTACAAACCAAAGGCTGCATTGGAGACAATGTTCTTTGCGTGAGACACAGGGCTAGAAAGCAGCCCGTTGATGTAGGTGGTAAACCACACATCTTTTATGCCAGACGTCATTGACTTTTCTACCAAAGCATTGCGAGCTGCACGCGACTCGATAGTCAAATAAGACTTGGCCAAATCAGACAGCGCAGCGTCGCCACCATACTCGTCTATGACCTGACGCACAATGGCAGCGTTGCCATCGCGTGGAATGCGAAACACAGCCAGCGCTCTAGCAGTCTCGGTTTGTATACCCTTGACGCCACGCTGGATCAAGCCATGGAAAGCGATCTGCTGGCGCAGCACCAGCTTGTCTACATCAGTAGCCTGGCCACTGTTAACCATCTTGAACAGGCGATCCAGCTCGTTGGCGCTAGACTCCAACACCTCAAGCGCTTTGTAGGTGTCAACAGCGTTAGCCATCATGCGACCATCGCTGCCAATTAGACGGGACAAGAATGCCTCGCTGATACCAGACTCTGCAGCCTTGGCCTTGATCTCGTCAAAGGTCACTGCCTTTGTCTTAATGTTTAGCGCGTCAGCCACGCCACCCACAATGGCTGCGGCATCTTCTGTCTGGTAACGCGATAGGTTAAATGGCTCATCAGGCGTGCCACCAGGCTTGCCCTGTGTGATGCCAAATGTTTGCCTGCGACTGACCGCACGGCTGACTTCATCCGTCAGGGTCTGGTCAGCCTCTGGGATCAGCTTAAACCGGCCGGCCTTGGCAGCTTCTGGCAGCTCGCCTTCAACAGCACGGGCAGCCTCTGGCACTAAGTTTCGCTCGGCCTTGGTTGCTTGCTTGGTAATCAGCTTGCGAATGGCGGCGTCCATTGGGCCAGCTATCTGCACGCCCTCTTCCATGGTGGGTGTACCAGGCTCGACAGACGGCTGGGGTTCAACGACGCCTTGGTCAGCGCCTGGCATTGGCTCTAGTGGTACGTCTTCGGCCGGCGTGGTTGGCTCAGCGCCTGGCAAGATCTGGCCTAGTCGCTGCTCTAGGGGCTTTTGTTCAATGGCCATTATTTAGCTCCAGACTTAGGAGCGCCACGGCCCCGTGTTACGGTTGTTGCTGGCTCAGCTGGCGCAGCTTGTCCGACGCCGACTGTATTCCCTGCTCCTGCAGTGCTTGGCGATTCTGCTGCAACTTGACCCGCATTGCCGCGGCCTCTAGCTCCAGCGAGCTCTGCTTCTGTGAAGGTGATTCCTCTGGCATTGAGTAAGGTTTTTGCTCCATCTGAAAAACTCTCCGATCTTGCAGATTTGATTCCCATATTGTAGTACAAGCTCTGCTCGTAGTACCACAATACCGCTTGGTTTGCCTGCTCGTCTAGCTTCATGTTGGTAGCAACAGATCTATTAAACTCTTTCATTACTGAGCGCTCAGCCTCATTGCGTGGTGCATCAACCAAGCCTTGCTCGCTGATTGGGCCGGTGGTTAGTGTTCCGGTATGTCGGTTGTATGTCCTAGTAAACCACTTGTCTGCGGTTGTTTCCTTGATGCCGTTTAGGTTTAGGAAGAAAGCGCCACCCTTTTCACCCATGATGAAAGAGCCCATTTTGAGATCGGTTGCTTTACCAGGTACGCCAGGGGTTTTATACAGCCCAGACGCCGCCTTCATATCGCTAATTTCTTTGACGGTGTGCGGTGTCAGTAGCCACTCTGCGTAGCCATCCATACCCATTTTGCCAATCATGAATTCATGCAGCTTTAATTGCTGCTCCATAGTTGGCCCAGTAGTGCCGCCCCATAGCTTGCCATTGTCTGGGTTTCTAGATGCGACCTTGCCAGTTTTCATTAGGTCTTCAGTAATCCGCATTGCTACAGACCAGTTCTCAGAGGCTCGCTTGTTGTAACTAGTAGACGCCGCAAAAGCGGTTGTCAACACACGCAATGGCTCATCTGTTGCAAGCTCTGGGACAATCTTTGACCCAAGCGCAAAGGCTTGGAAAACATCATCTTCGTACCACGTCGCGCCACTGATTGGCTGCGACATTTGGTATTGAGCTTCTGCTGTAGCCGAGTCAACCATCTTGACTAGATCTTTAGGTTTTGTTGGGTCAAGCGGTTTGCCTTTATTAAGCGCTAGCTGCGCCTTTTCTAAAACCAAACCAATATCACTCACAACCAACGTATCATTTTTTCCAGTACCTTTTATCTCTGGCCTAGTCAAACGCAACGCAACTGATGGTGCTCGCTGCGCTTGTGGTAAATAGACGCTTAAAGCTGGATCATTGGCAACAGCATCTACAGCTTTTGGCAACTCAACTTTAGGATTAAATTTAGATGGCTCTACGATATTCAATTGCACTGGTGTGCCCAACATCTCCATGCTCTTGATGGCCATCTCGCCAGCCTTTGGCACCAGCGTCTTGCCAGCTTTGACTGTTCCAGCTACACCAGGCACCAAGCCAACCACAGCACCACCAGCTTGCAGTGCAGCTGTACCAAGTTCGCCACGCTTGGCAGACTCAATAGATTCACCACCCATGATGGCGGCCTCTTCGGTCTGTAAACCTGTGCCTAAAAACGGCACAAAGTCAGCCAAGCCTATGTTTAAAGGTAGGTTGCTACTACCCCCGCCAATCAACGTCTGAGCGTTCTGGCGAGCCTTGTAGCGATCCATGCCCAATCCCTCAAAGCTAGACTGCAATATGCTAGCCAAACGCTCGCGCACGGTTGGCTCAATAGCTTTCATGCTGTCAGGGTAGCGACCACTGTAGGCCTGCTCTGGAAGATTACGTGAGCCAGCCTCGGCCACTAGCACGTCACCTGGCTTTTGGCCAGCTGGCGCTGCTTGCTCTGGAGCGGTTGGCTCTGGCATTGGCGGCTCGTCTGGAAACTGCATAGCAGTCAGCGCCGACAAGTATTTGTCTTCGATTGGACTGTAGGCCATGCTTAATTACCTTCCGATCTTGTAAGCAGCTTCTCAAGTTCTGCTATTTGTCTTAACTTGTTTTGGTCGTTGCCAGCCTTTTGACGCAGAGCTGGTAAATTGTCGCGGGTCACTGGGCCAGTAATCCAATCACGGCCTGGCTTGTATGTTCCATCTGAGCGCTTGGCAAACTCTTCGAGTTGCTTCTTGGCTGCCTTGGCGTCTTCAGTGTTTCTGCGCTTGGCAATGTTGTCTTCAAGCTGGGTCAATATCTGGCGCGGTGTTAGCGTCTTGCCTTCGGCAATTGCTGCGGATTGGATCTGCAGAGCCTCTGCCTGCAACTGGGTGCGGCGCTTAAACTCCTCACCCTTTGGATCAATCACCACCACGCTGCCAGGTATTACAGGAATACCAGAGAGCTGAGATATACCGCGATCAAGTGTTGAGCTGTCGCGTCTGTCTTCGCTTTGCATAATCTTGAGCGCAGCCACTGCGTCTTTTGCTGTGATGCCTTTACCAACTAGCGAGTAGATCTGCTCTGGGGTTGTGATCGTGTTGTTGTAGATGCCGGCTAGTAGATTAAAGTTGAGAGCTGAGTCGCCCTCTCCGCTGGGCTTCAAGATATCTTTTAGCATGCCAATAGGCACCGAGCCCTCTGGCAGGGCAATGAGTTTGTTAATTAGGTCTTTGCGTTTGGGGCTACCCTCTGGCAGCGGAAAGATCTGCTCTAGCAAGTTAATGGCTTGTGCTTCACCAGCTCGCTTGTCGTCAGCTATCTTTGCATCCTTAATTGACTTGCGGTTATTGACGGCCACCATGTAGTTGGCAGTCACTTTAGCAACAGCATCAAAGTCGTTGGTTATTAAGTCTTTGAGCACAGGGCTCATTTTTCCAAGATCGCCGCTTCTTAGCTTTTGCAAAGTAATCTCTGGATCTGCCATATTTGCATCTGTGATCAATTCCTTTGTCACAGCGTTGATCTTGGCATTGCGCAACGCCACTTCAAACTTTGTGCTGTATTCCTTTTGCAAGGCCTTGTCGCCTAGCAGCATAGACTGTGTCAAGATGTTTTTTCTAAACACATCGGCAATTTCGTCAATTGATCGCTGCTGTCCATTCTTGTCGGTAAAGCTGCCCTGCGACACTGTTTCCTCTAATAGGCGTATACCATTGTCAAAGTCTGAATCAAACAATGCAGATCTTTTAGCCTTGGCACGCTCTAGCTCTGCCGTGTAGGCGGCATTAAGAACCGTGTGACCATGCGTTGCCATGGTGGCGCGAAACTTGATAGACGCCTCTGGGTCTGTGTTTGACAGCGCCTTAGAGTAGCCGTCTGTCATGGTCTTAATTTTTGAGCTCACCTGCGCAGATGTAGCCCTGCCGTCTTTGACGTCGGTCAGCAACTTGGTTAACTCATTGCGCCCCTCAATCTCAAAGTGGCTAGACAGTTCAAGGCTGCGAGCCTTGGCCACCGCCTGGTCAAAGTAGTTCAGAGAGCTTGTGCTGCCAACACCAAATGGCACGCCGTCTTTGGCCATCTGTATTTGTTCGCTTGTCAGCGGGTTATCAGCTGCGTACTGGAAAGCCTCTTGCTGGCGCATAGGTGCAGCTGTTTGGAAAGCGCTAGCACTCATTCTCTCTAGTACTTGAGCCAGTTGGCTTGCGCCCTGTGCCGCCGCACGCGGCCCAACATAATCCACTTGCTGCTGCTGTGCCTGCACCATAGGCACACCGCTTACAGAGCGCAGTTGCATTTGTCCAGATTCAAGTCTTTGAGTGGCCATGGTTATACAGTTTTAGTAAGTTTTAGATACTCAATGCCAGCCTTGCCCAGCTTGGCACCAGCAAGCAAACCGCTAGTCTTACGGCCTGCCTCGCCAGCAAAGGTGAGCTGGCCGGCTTGGCTTCTCGCACTATAGAGGTTAAGCGTGTTTTGGTACTCGGTCGACTGCAGCATAGCCGTCGCATCCTCAAAGCCCAGCACCCGAGCTGTCAGCGCGTTTAGGTCTGATATGCCAACATCGCGCATAGTGCCTTGGATGTTTTGGGTAATCACACTCTGTATAGATCCCTCGCCAAGCACCACGCCAGATGCAGCCGCCCTGGCACGCACAGCTGCGTTGGTGGCGCGCATATTCTTTAGCAAGGTGTTGCCAGCGATGGTGTAGTTCTGCGCCTCCAGCTCGGCCTTCTTGATTGTGCGACCGGCTTGGATGGTGGAGTACTGCTCTGCCATGTCGGCGCGCACCTCGGCCACAGCCAGGGTGTCTCTTGCCTGCAGCATGTAGCTGGTCTGCTGGTTGATCGCCGCCGCTTTGCTAGCCTCAATCTCGCCATAGGTAGCAAGCAGACCTGCGCCGGCTACCATTCCTGCTGCTGATGGATTGGGTGCTGTTGCCATGTCTTATGTTCCTGAGAAAACGGCTACACGGTAGTCCAAGCCCAGCAAATTCATCTTTACTGGTAGATCTTGGGATACCTCAATACTCTGCTCGCGGCTGTAGCCAAGCACGCCGTTGACCCGCTTGATGCCGGTGAACTCTGGTACTGGATCATCAAGCAGCGGGTTGTCAAACAAACGAAACGCCACCGGCTGGTTGTTGATAATCAGGTTTTGTGTTTTGTTGACCACCGCGCTAATCTCAACAATCCGCTTCTTGAAAGAGACCCGACTGCCTGTCTGCAGTTTGACCTCGGCAGGCATAGTCTTGACGTAGACAGTGATGGGCAATCCTACCTCATAGCTAGTTGTTGACTCGCGATCAAATGTCACAGCGCCAGAGCCATTGACAGTCTCGTTGCTTTGGGGTGAGCCATCACAAATTACGTTAAGAGCCTTGCCAATGTGAGGCAGGCCAGACGCCACACCAGACGCAGAGCCACCCACAAAAGCACAATCTGTAAAGTACTCGTAGCCAAAGACTTCAATAAAGTACCTGTCAACGCTGTTGAATGTGCGCTTAGTCACCGCATAGATCGTATTAACATCCACGCCCACATCGATGAACTGGCCATCAGTGGTGAACTCGCTAGGGCTAGTGACTTGCTGGCTGCGCATGATGCTAAACGCCGCAATGCTGCCATCATCGGTGTTGGTCATTAAGAGCAGGTCGGCCTCTTCAGTGCTTGATGCCTTGCGCAGGGCGACCCGCTGCGGCCCCTTAAGCAAGTGCCCAGACAGCAGCGAGATGCGTTGTGTGATGTAGGTCAACTGAGTGTCGTTGAAGATGAACTCGTTGAGGGACTTGCCCTGGCGCTGGATGTAGATTGAGCCAGAGTCCACCGATTGCACTCGAGTGCCAGGCTTGATGCCGTTGCGGCTCACATTTTTGAATGTAAAGGTCAGCGGCGTGACAGGGTCAGATCCCGCCTGCGGAATGTAGAACTCACCGCCAGTGGTAAACACTTGGAAATCACGGCCACTGATTATGTCGGTGATGACGTTAAGGTCGTTGGTATCTAGCGTGGCTTCAACAGCATCATCATCTAGCGACTCGCTTGGCACAAAGTCAAAGAAGAGTCCAATCTTGGAGCCCCAGATTGTGGACGGGCGCGACTTGCTGCCGCCAAAATACAGACGGCCTTCATGGAAAGTCACTGTGCGTGGCCACCCCTTGGTGCTTGACCAGCTATCCACATAACCGTGCTCAAGCTCCCATCGGCCTGCGTCAATAACTGTTGTGTTAAAAAATGGGTACTCGGTCACCGTTTCAACAACGCTAGACGATACATAGCGAATGATCCTTGCGCGTCCCTGTGGCTGCACATTGATGTACTGATTGACCGACAGATCTGAAAATGTTGTCGTGGTGTAGGTGCTTGTGTTGTCTGGTGTGGTGGTAAAAGCCTCACCCACAGTGGCCACTTTGGTGCTGCCGACATAGTCCTCAATCAACCGCGTTTGGCCAGAGCCTGTGCCGCCTGTGATGTTGACGTACATGCCAACATATATGTCATCTGTTGCACTTGCTGTGCTCTTGAGGGTAATGGTCGTGCTGGTGCCCGCTTGCGCTGTGCCAGAGTCATGGTGGGTGGTTGATGCAGTCAGCGTCACATTACCAGACACAGCAGACGGGGTTAATGTTGAGCTAGTGTTGGTGTGGAAGTCAATATCGTAGGCATACTTGGGTATTGAATCAAACGTGATTGATGTGGCAGTCCATGCTGTGTCGCTTGTCCGAGTGATTCGCACCGGCTGCAAATCAGGATGCACCACAATCAATGTATCGGCAGACTGTGTCCAGCACATATCGTCCACAATCGTGCTGCCAATAGTGGTTGTCAGATAGCTATTACCAGTGCCGTTGATATTTGTCTGCACCACACCGTTTTTAATTACATGCATACGGTTGTGGGTAAAACACAACATGTAGCTATCGTCCACAGAGAACTGGAACGGCACCAAGCGCACGCCGTTGCCGGCCGACTCGGTGCTTGTGTTTGGCAGCTGAAAGACGTGCTTAGTGCCAGGCCTGCGGCGCAGCCCACCTTGGGGCTGGATCAATACATTAGTCGCCTTGGCCAGAGCATTGTTGTAGGCCTGCAGATCCACACGCGCACGCAACAATGGATCGAGCTCGCCCGTCGCAAAGTTAGTTGTGAACTCTACAAAACGTGGCATTAGTTTCTAACCGCAATAAGTGAATAATCTTCAATGACGCGCACAGGGTTGTTCTGGCCATCAATCTGGGCGGCTGTGCGAAAAAACCCGCCTCGGCCGTTCTCAGATACATCACCAGTGGCTACGCGCTGCCACTTGGTTGCCTTGTCCTGCTGCTCTGTTACGGTTTCAGCAATGTGCCAAGCCACCATGTATTTAAGTAGCTGCACAAAGTATTGGGGCATTGCAAACTCTGGCACGCTAAATTGGTAATCAATAAATACGCTAGTCAAGTTGGTGAGTAGCTTGTCGCCTTGGATCTCCCAATCTTTTTGCACTGGACTACCAGAGTTGGCACTGTTATACACAGCGCGGGGGTTGGCTAGCTTGTCGCCTGGTAACTGGTACTCATAGCGCCAAACAGAATTTGGGGTGGTGATCAGCTGCGCGAGCTGCACCTTCTTCATGCCAAAGCTCCACGGGTACATCACCAAGGTGGAGTCTCTAATATCTGGATAGAGTCGGTCGCATACGCTAGAGGCGTCGGTGCCGTCGTTAAAAGACGATATAGCCTTCGCTCCTATTAAGAGCAAGGCATCAGAGCAGATCGATACACCAGTGTCACCAGCAGCCATTTAAACCTCTCAATGTGAGAAAGGCCAACCTCCGCTTTGGCAGAAGTTGGCCTCTTTACAGCAGACCCGATTTAGTCGGTATCTGTTGCAGTTACTGTCACACCGTCAGTGATATCAACCACGCCAGAGGCGTTGCTAACCACGTAAGCGGTAGACATTACTGGAGTGCCACCCGTTGCTGAGTAACAGAAAACAATGTCACCAACCTTGAGGATTGATGCGATTGTGTTGAAGTAGCCAGATGCACGAATCACTGACTGTGCGTCAGTAGATGTATACGTGTAGATGGCTGGCGCGTTGCCAGCTTTTGACTGACCGCCAATTGCGTTAAAGCCTGTAGATGAAAATGCCATGTCTATCTCCTAGATTAAGTTTCACGGCAGGTGATCTTGACGATACCTTCATCGTCAATCGCAACAGCGCCAGCAGAGAAGACTTCATTAACCAACCAAGAGGTCTTTTCAGCCACGTAGTTGATCTCAGTTCTCATAGCAATACCTTCACCGTAACCCACGGCATCCTTGTGGAATGCATAGCAGGTGCGATCAAGTGAGCCGTCGATTGGCAAGCCGCCTTCAGAGCGATCACCCAACACATGGAATGTGAATCCCAGGTATGTATTGATCTCGCCTTGCACCAGCGCTTTAACGCTGTTGAAGTCAGAGCTGGTCACACTGGTCTCAGACAGCAAGTTGGCCAAGCCATTTGCGTGAATGATGATGTGACGGCCATCTGGTGGAACATTACCCTTGTCCAAGAGACGCTTTGCTTCGCGCAACTTAGTAATGTTCATGTTGGTGTCAGAGCCACCAATGTCATTGCTCACAGTCAAGCTAGTGCTAGAGCCGCTGAGTGCATCCAAAATCATTTGATCTTGGCGGCGACCCATAGCGCCAGCTACAACTTGCACCAACTCTTGGCGCTCGTCGAAATTGACTTTTTGCTGTGAAAAAATATCTGAGTATTCCGCTGCGTTGTAGTCAGACAAAGTCAAAGTGACTGAGCTGAAACCCACATTCAGAGGTGTTACATCAGTTTGGGGAACGCGGATAGTGGCAACGCCACGACCCACTTTGGGGAACTTAACAGTAGAACCTTCGACTCCACGACGCTGGCGAACCGCCGGAACAAGCATTGCTTTGCCTTGGTAGGCTTGCTTGACTTCCGCGTCGAATAGAGTAACAAAGGCATTGCTTAAAGAAATGCTCATTGGGATACCTCATTCGGTTGATAAAAACACAGGGTTCTCGCGCCGGTAAGCCTGATAGTCAGGGCCGATTGCTTGCTGGTATCGCCAGCCAATCGTCAGTATCCACTGCGGTAAGGGTCTGTTGCCAGATATGCCTTGCCACATTATATATATATCTTTTGCTTTGTTGTCAACTATTTTTAGGCATAGCTTCCCCAAGGGTGAGAAGTACTCCCCCAAGCCCATGTGCGCAAGCACACTAGCTTCCCCATAAGGATGCGATTCATTCGATAGAGGTCTTGTCTCACCTTGTCCCTCTATCTTGCCCGATACCTCGCACACAGTTCGGTAGGGTTACCAGCGGGGTGATGCGCTGCCCTATGTTCTATCCCAAGCCATCCATGTAAATGCACTGCTTTCGCGTGGGGTGCGGCTGGAGTCGAGACAATAAAAAAACCGTTACTACTGCACTGGGTCGTGTCCTCCGGCGAGGGAGGCCAATGCATGAGTAACGGTTTTCTACTGTTGCACACGACTACAACGGTTTGGATTGTACATAAAAAAAAGCCCCTAGCAAGTAGGGGCTAAAGGCAACTGCTCCTGTAGCAGTTATTTGATTGTAGCGTTAAACATCTTTTCTACCTTGTTTCTATAGGCAGCATCTGTTTTATATCTAGGATCGTTAACCATTTGATAGAGCTCGTCCTTGCTTGGCGCTCCTTCAATCGGTGCGCTCTGTGTTGGCACTCTACCTTCGTAGGCCTCTCTGACTTTCATCAAAGCTGTGATGCCCCTGGCTGTGCCACCCATGATCTTGAACTCTTCAAAGTCATCTTTAGACCACACGCCCTTGTTGACCAGGCCGCGTGCCCAATCCACCATGCCGTTGACGATTGCGCCACCGTTGGGGCCGAGCTGCTTCATCTCAGCTACTGGATCAACCATATCGCCTTGCATGAGCTCTTTGGCTTGTGTCTGTAGGTTGACTACTAAGTCATCAAATGATGCCTGGGAGAGTCCATTTTCCTTTGCCCAGCCGGATAGGGTTGTGGCTATTGGGTTATCTTCTGCTGCATCTCCAAAGGCCTTGAGGTCGTATTTGCCATCAGTTGGCGCTTTGTGTTTGCCTTGGCTAATTTGCTTGCGCAGATCTGACCAGCTCTTAGCTATTCCCTCTAGGTCTGGCTCGTTAGAGTCTTTCTTCCAGAAGTTCTCTGGCCAGTAATCGGGACGCTCTAGTGGATCTTCTTGTGCTGGCGCGTCATTTGGGACGGCCTTGTGGTCTATTTCAACCGCCTGGGGGTTGTCTTGTTTTGTCTCATCACCTATTTGCACGTTGTCAAGTAGGCCGGTTGCACCGGGCTCGACTGCTGCTGTGTCTGTCATAGTTTCCTTGCTGAGTTAATCCGTACCTCGATGTCCCGCACAACCGTCCTCTGCCCTTCAGCAAAGTAGGCGTGTGAGGGGTCTGTGCCCGGCACGGCGATGGGCACATTCACATACATGTCTTTGAGCCACTGTAAGAGCTTCTGGCCATCCTCAGAGCCAAAGACACGCAGGGTTAGCCTGGCCAAGTCTTCTCTCTTTTGATCAACCTCTCGGATATCTTCAGTCTGGCCAATGGCGTTGATTTCATCCCAGCTCATTACATTGCACCCTCTGGTGCGGGTAGAGCTGGCATGCCGGCACCAGCTTGGGCTTGCATGGCCATAGCCTGTGCGATAGCTTGCTGCTGCTGCTGGTTCTTCATCTCTTCCATGAGCACTGCACGCTCGGCTGCGGTGTTTCTCACAGATGCTGGCACGCCTAGCTTGTCGGCTAAATAGTCCACCAGCATGTCTGTCTTGATGGCTAGCTGGCCATCTGTGCCCAAGCTCTGCGCGATCTGCATGTATTGCATGATGGAGTTGACCTCCTCCATGTTTTGAGCCATGGCAAGAGGAGCCACTGGGGTGACCTTGACCTCTAAACCGTTAACCCTTAATGGCATATCAATCATGCCGCGCTCGTCCATGACCTCAAGGATCTTGGCTGTCACTGGGATCATGGTCTCGTTAATCAGGCGACCAAAGGCAGAGCCCAGGTTCTGAGCCAGCTCCTTCATGCGCTCGACAATCTCTGTGGCAGAGCGAGCAGACATGTTGTCTGGTGGCAGCGACTCATCTAACAAGATGCGCTTGACGTTGGAGCGCAGGTCATTGATCACCAGCTGCGACACGTTGAAGTCACCAGAGCGGGGCAGCGCCAGCAAGGCTGGGCCTTGGGAGCCACCATTGCGTGCAACTGGAATGATCGCACCAGGCACGATCTTGACTGTGTTGGGGTTTAGCACACCATCATCGGCGGCGGTATAAACCCCGCTGACCGCAAGAGATGCGTTCTTGAGCAGTAGCTCAATGGTCTTGTTTAGCGTCTTAATGTCTGGCAGCGCAGTCATCAACGGGCCACGGCCGTAGATCTCGCCTGCCACCTTCATGTAGCGAGAGATCACCCACGGGCTCATCTTCCTACGGCGATAGACAATCTCTGTCTTTGATACCTTGTCAATGACGTGGTAGCAGTAGTCACCGCGCTTGTGGTCATAGATGGTGGCTTCTAACAGCTCAACGTCATCGGTTGGCTTGTGCTCAATGCGCCTAGCTAGATCGTCTCCTATCTCAGCGTCTGGCCACTGGCGCTGTATGCTCTCGCCCTTCATGCGCATGCGACGGTAGACGTTGTCTACTTGGCCGTTAGCGCCCTCCTCGTAGCTCACCAGGAACAGTGGCACAGGGATAAAGTTCAGCGGCTGCACATCGTCGCCAGGCTGCACCATCATGCAGGCCGTGCCAACAGCCAGATCCAACAAGAACTCGCCCATAGCAATGTCAAAGTTGCTCTGGTTGAGTACGGTAAACATCTTCTCCTGGTAGACCTCAAGGATCGCTTGGGCTTGTTGCTTTTGCTCTGGTGGTATATCAGAGCCAGCCTCCAACTTAGCCCACTTGCGCTGCGGTGGGAACACCACAGACTGCAGCCTATTGGCAAAGCGCTGGGTGGAGTTGATGGCAGTAGAGTCAAAGACGCGCTGCATCTTCTTAGAGCCCACAGCGCCGCCTTCCCACACACCATAGAGCTGGCGCTGGGGCAGGGCAAACTCATAGGCGTCTTGATAGAGCTGCTGGAATTCGTCCTTCTTAGCCTGTGCTGCGATCTGTCTTTTTAAGATCTGCTCTGGTGTTAGGCGCATGCCGCCAGACGGGTTGTTTTTTTCGTATTCCATATCAATCCTCGTCTTCTTCTTCTTCCAGGGTAGCCTCTTGCATCATCTGCTTGATGCCCTTCATTGGCTTTTCTGGTTTCTTGGCAGCCATGTACTTTTCAATCTTCTTGCGCAAGGCTGGAGGGAGCTTAGAGATATCGACCTTGTCTTCCATCTCGTTTTCAATTTCAATTTCGATTTTCATTTGTTGCCTTTCGCTGCAGCCATGTTGTCGATTAGGTTGGGATATGGCCTGCCAGACTTGGCAGCTCGGCGCATAGCGTTGCGTTTTTCAGCGGGTGAGAGCTCCTTTGGCTTTCCCAGCTCTTTAGGCCTTGGCTTGTCCCAGACCTCTTTCATTTCTTGCCCTTTGACATGCCAGCCTCAGACATTGCAATAGCAACAGCTTGCTTTTGGCTGGTGACTTTGTCGCCGCTAGAGCTCTTGAGCTTGCCGGCCTTGTACTCACGCATGACCTTGGCGACCTTGTCTTTCATCTTGGTTGACTTCTCTTCATAGTGTTCTGGCATTATTCGGCTCCTTGTAGCATTGGTCTAGTTGCTTTGCGAGATATGGCTCCCACCTTGGCAGCACGTCTCTCACCCAGCTCACGCTTGAATTTGCTCTCGACTTCTTCCTTCTTGGCAGCAAACTGGCCAGAGTCAAACTCCTCTACCGTGGGCGCCATAGGTGTTGCCGGCGCTGTGGGCGCAGTCTCTGTGAACTTAGGTATCTCTCTGGGTATGTAGTAGGTAAAGGGCTCTGACTTTGTTTCAGTACCCGCTAAACCACCAAGGCCAAAGCGTGCCTTCTTAACTTGTCTGATGCCTGTGGCCTCAGTTACGGGGTTGGCCTCTATATCGGCTAGCAGCTTGTTGTAGTCTTCTAGGTTTTTTAGGTAGCTCGCCTTTTGAGCTTCATAGGCCGGCAAAGATGACTCCTTGTATGTGGCTAACTCGGCCTCAAAGGGTTTCATCTTCTCGGCCACGTTTGCCTGGTAGCCTGTGAATGCTGTTGTGTACTCGCCAGTGATCTGCTCTACGGCACTTTTGTACTGTTTAGCCAAGCGATCAATGTCAGATGTGCTGCGCCTTGCAAGCTGGCGCTGTTTAAACTGAGGTAGTGTTGCCATTACTGAATCCTCATACCAGCGCCACCCAAGTTGATTGGCACACCCAGCTCTGCGTCCATGCGCTCGCCTGAGAGCAGTGAGCGGCGGCCACCACGGGTGCGTGCTTTAAGCGCAGATGCCTCGGCAGAGGCTGCCTTGCGGCGCTCCTCGTCGGCAGCTTCCTGCACCTCCTTGGCTTTCCTCTCCATCTCCAGCTTATTGGTAGCGTAGGTCTGTTGAGATGCCTCAAACTGCTGTCTAGCGATCTGTGCTTGCTGCTCAAGGGACGCGCCCTGCTTGGCGTACTCACCTGTTTGTCGCTGCAGCTCAACGCGCATGGCGGCCTGGTCAGCAGCTTGCTGCGCTAGCATGGTGCGCTGGTCTGATTCAGCTTGCTTGCGTGATTTGCGCGCTTGATCTGCACTCACTGCAGTGTTTAAAAGAATTGCGCCAGATATTAAATAGCTCATGTAGTTAGCTCCTCAAGTTTGTAGACTTCCATGCCAAGCTCGTAGTACTCTAGAGCGGTAAACATTTCCTCTAATGTTGAAATGTCTGTTTCATTGGTTGGGTTGGGGTGAATCGTTGTCCAGATCGCATCTTCATGCGTGTGTACAACCCGCTTTGTGCCAGCCTCTGAGATAAAAGACGCAGGCGCTGTGTGTGTCTCTAGGCCAAATTCTGTATAGCAGGTAATGCTGCCCTTGCTGATGATGTTGAAGTGACGATGCCGGTGTATTCTGCCAACTACCACGGTGCCCCCCGCAAGGTGTATCTCTCTAGCATAGACGCCAGGCGCTAACCAATGCTTGAGAGGCGCATCATTAGGATCAATACGCTCGCCATCTGGCAGCGCTTGGCACGCCTTCTGTATAGCCATGATCTTTTGCCGTGCAACTGGCGCAGGCAAATTGGCTGGCGGCAACTCAATCAAGTCATTACTCATGACGCCAATTTTATAAACCACAAACTACACAGGCAACCCCTGTATATCACGACGATATACCCTAAGCAAACACGTCAAAGTCGGTGTTGGCGCTTGATTGCCCCATGGGTCTACCACCGAGCTGGTGTGTGCGTGTCATGCGGTTGTATTCACCGCCGCCTAGCATAAGATAGCCAAAGGAGTCGCCAATGTGCGAGTGCTCATTCTTGTTTGGGGCGTCTCTAAAACGCTCTTGGCCTGCGCCAATGGCAACGCGCTTGAAGTGGTAGCCACCGGCAAGTGATTTACGCAGCAGCTTGCACTCTCGGTTGACTATGAGACCAGGCTTGCCCATGATTAGCCTCTGCATGGGGGCGGCAGACGCCTCACGTCGTACCTTGAAGTCGTTGCTGGCCGTAGGTTGTGCGCGCAAGCCCAGTGTTTTGAGGTAATCAAAGGCTGTGACCTCGTATATACCGTCGCGTGCCATACCGGCTGGGTCGCCCCAGATCATTACCTGGTGGTTGGGGTAGCGTTGGTTGAGTTCTCCGAGCAGCTGGTGGCCAAAGCGCTCCAGACCCATGTCAAAGGTGACGATCTCCTGATGAATTAGCCACCGACCGTTGGGCAGACGCTGGCCAATGGTGGCAGCTGGGGTCAAACCAAAGTCCAAACCCACTTGGATGGGCGTATTGGGGTCGATATCGGTGTCGCCAGACATGGTGCTGTCTTCATACTCTGGCCAGACGGGTCTGCCTTCTTGCACATAGGTGTATTCGCCACCAGCGTAGCAGCGGATCCAATCCAGATTCTTGCCAAGCAGCATTTGCTGGTAGTAGCCGGGTGGCAAGTTGTTGATGTTCTCAGCTTTGGGGTTTAGTTTCCACCATTTGCTAGCCGAGAAGACGTGATCGTTGGCCTCTGGGTTTTCTGGCAGCTCTTCAACGTCCACGGGTATCACGCCACCAGGTTGTTTAAAGAACTTCCACGCATACGGGCCGGTCATCTTCTCTCTCTCGGCCATCCTATGCCACCAATGATCATCATCTGGCGGATTTGTGTCCATCCAGATGCCGTGCCAAGTGGCACCACCGTCGCGCTGGGTGGGGTATCGGCCGACACGGTGGGTCAATCCATCAATCACAGCCTTGGGCAGCTCACGCGCCTCGTTAACCCAAGCGCCTGTTAGCTCTAGCGAGAGCAGTTTTCTGACGTCTTTGGGTTGATCAAGTGCTAGAAAGATGACTTCGCAGTCAATGCCGGCGGCATCTCCCCTAGCTGGCAGTCTAATGTGGTGTGTAATCGGTGGCGTCCACAGCAAGTTACCAAACGTAGCCTCTGGAAAGAGGTCAATCCACGTCTTGATGGTGGTGGTCTTGAGCATGGGATAGCTATTTCGCACGATAGCCCAGCGTGAATAGCGTATGTTGTCAATGGGTGAGGGCTTTTGCTGGACAGCTTTGATAAAGATCTTGGCCGCACACCCGTAACTCTTGCCAGATCCCACCGGCCCCATGATGCCTTGTACAAAGTTCTTGCTCTGGATGAAGTCATAGATGACAGGCGACTCGCTGAAGTCGAGGTTTAGCCCACCAACGGGAATAGCTTTAGTTGAATGCTCTTTTGTTTTCACGCTCAGATCCAAATGTATTTGTTAAACATGTAAAAGAAAAAGCTAACCACAGCAATAAGCGCCATGAGTATTGCAAAGTCACTTAGTGGTGGGTCTCGGTGCGGTCCAGTAATGATGTCTTCATTGACGTACTCTTTGGGATAGGCCTCCTGCAGCGTGCGTGGGAACACGCGCACCGTTGGGTGACTGTCAGTTATGTGCTGTTTCATCATCGTCAATCTCCTCACATAAGTCGCAACCTGGGTGATCCGGATCCCTGCAGCTAGGGTGAGCCATAAGCATACCCCTATACCTGCGCTCGTGCCTGTCCTGCGCCTTGAGCTCCTCTATGTCGTACTCATCGATCATGTCTCACCCCTCGGTGCCACCACATTGATATCAATCACAGATGGCTTGTTGCTGCCATCATCTGGGTTGTCAAGTAGTCCACTAGCCTTGGCCAGCAATCTCAAGACTCCCACCTTGTCGTAGAGCTCAATGTCAAGCGTGGAGTACACATTGCCATCGGAGTCCTTCTTGCTGTTGACCTTGATAGACTTGATCGCGTGCAACGCATGCTCCGGTATCTGGTGGCTAGCCTTCACCGTTACATTGCCGGCCTCATCCCAAGACATGATGTCTGTCAGCTTGGTGTTGGCCATAGACAGCAACGCATAAGCCACAGCCTCACGGTTGCTCTCAAGCGTAGCACTGCGCTCCAGCCGCCTCTCAATCGAGCGCACACCACCCCAGTTCTTCACACTGGGGATCTGCTCAGATAAGCGAGATTTAATGCGTGCCATCAGAACGGTAGATCTTCGTCAAGCACCATGCCAGTAGCCTGCACAGGCGCAGCGTTCGGCACAGCAGCAGCCACAGTCTTGGCCTTGCCCACCTTGATCTTGAACCAAGCCTGGCCATCAGCCGTCTTGTTCACATACAGGTCAAGGAAGTGCTTAGTCCCGTCTGGCATCACAAAGGTGCCCTTGTAGTCTCCATGCCAAGACTCAGTCTTCTCAGCATTCTTCCAGCACTTGCCCTCACTAGGCTTCATTTCACGATCATCAGTCATACAACTCCTTGGTTACACACAGAAAAGTCTTCTAGGAAAAAGACAGGAAAAATTGAGGGGTGCCCCCGACCGCTACGGTGAGGGGTGGGGGGGCAAGGGTCGCGTTCCGGGCGCGTCGTCGAGCGCGGTACGCCTGCGCGCATGCTGGCGCATATAGGTTGACCGCTCTGCCTGTAGCCTGGCACACCCTTGTCCAGCCTTGTGCACAATCCATACGTTCGTTTGGGCTTTGCACAGGTATCTGCCAGAGCCTCTACAACGCGCTGAGAGGTCGAGTGGCTACCCTTGCCTAGACCGACCATCGATCGTGGCTTGTAGGTATCTCTAAAGCCTTTTAAATGGCATTCAATCATCGGGCATCTGCCTGCAATTGACGTATGCCAGCCATCAAGACCTTGGATGTTGGTGTGATGCCCTCGGCCTTGTACAGCGGCAGCAGCGTGTTGAGGCTGTCTGCGATCTGCTTGGCTGTCATACCATCAGACTTCAACTCGTTAACTTCTAAGTTGCTCAGAACTAACATGTCTGCTTCTTTCTCTTTAAGAAGTTTACTTGTTACATGTTTACTTATTACAAGTAGACCTCTCATGTCTTCTTCTTTAGTTAGCGCAACCTCTGGGAGTTGCCGAGTACGCAACCTCTGGAGGTTGCGTATGTCACTACTTGTTAACACCTTGTCCGCAGGCTTGGGTGCAACCTCTAGTGGTTGCGTCTTGGTCTTCTTTCTTGTTGACATGGTCTTCTCCTTTGTGTCTTTGTTGAATACTTGGTTGACTATGCTGGCCACCCTTGCTTGTCCTACTGGGTCTGTGTCTTGCATGTATGGTGGCCTTGTGTCTTCCTGTGCCGATGTGATTGCAATAGCTGTCTCCATGTCTATGCTCTTATCGAATATCACTCTGAGCGTGTTCGCATACTCCTTGCGATATCCCTTCCTGTGCACTTGCACATAGCCTGTTGTCTGCAGTAGCGCTATCTGCTTGCCAACTGCTTGCCGGCTGACTCCCAGGTCTTGGGCTAGCCTCTCTTGTCCTACCCATGTCAGGCCAGCTCGGTTGCAGTAGCTGCATAGCACTATGAGCGTGCGCAGTGTGCCACCATGCAGTCGCCTGTCGCTACCTGCTCTGATTGGCAGCACAGCGACCTTGCGGCCATCTTGTGGCGCATCCTGTAGCTTTAGCTTGGATAGCTTGGGTATCTCAAAGCTCACCACATTGTCAGCCATTGCGCTCACTTAACCGCTCCACTTCTTGTATTCTTTTGCCAATCCATGCCATGACTGGCACTGCCATGCTGTTGCCCAAAGCCTTGTACCTTGGTCCATCTGGGGTTGGTTTGCCCTTTGGTTGGATGTCTGTGTAGTTATCGCCAAAGCCTTGGAGACGTTCACATTCAATTGGTGTGAGTCTGCGTACTGCCATGGCTTGCAATATCGCTGCGCCGCCTTGATGCATTGCTGGATTACTACCAGACGCATCTAAAGTCTTTGTGGCATCAGCATTAGTAACGTGGATATCGTCTTTTAATATGCCTTTGCCAGGCGCAATGTTGAATGCCATTGCTTGAGCCACCGAATGAGTAACACATGGTTCTCTTTGACCACCGCCCATTGTGTTTAGCGTAGGTGCTGCGCCTTCCATTGGGTAGATTCTTGGCACACCATCTGGTGATCTAGGTTCAAAGAATATAGGCTGTGCTACACCGTGCACACCAGTAGCGTTAAGCGTGTACATCGGGCCGCCATCAGTAAACCCATCGCCATTGCCACCGTTCTCTGGCTGTCTACCAATGGTGTTCTCTGCTAATTCAATTGGTAGTAAGTTTGAAGTTTCTGGATCACGGTTTTGACTGCCAGCACCTCTGGCAGTTAGGCATTTACTGACATCAGTGCAATCTTCAGAGCTGGCGGTAGCACCTTGCCTCTTTTCTCTGCGCGGCGCAAGATCCCCTGACAAGCTGTGGCGCTCAAAAAGAACCGCTGCTGCACATCTCCAGTCTCCAAGGTATCCGACAACGAACACACGTCTGCGTCTTTGGGCCACTCCAAAGTACTGAGCGTCAAGAATCCTGTATGCGAACCCATACCCGAGTTCCCCCAACGCCCCGAGGAAGACTCCAAAGTCTTTTCCTTCGTTAGATGACAAGACGCCAGGGACGTTTTCCCATACAAGCCACTTGGGTTTAAATTTGTCAGCAATGGCAAGATAGGTAAGCATGAGGTTGCCACGTGGGTCATCCAGTCCCTTTCTAAGTCCTGCGACTGAGAATGACTGACAAGGGGTTCCTCCAACGAGAAGATCGACAGTTGTATCAATTGACCACTCCTTAAATTTAGTCATGTCACCGTAGTTAGTGACGTCTGGATAGTGATGCGCCAGCACCTGAGATGGAAACTTCTCAATCTCTGAGTAACCAACTGCCTGCCATCCCAATGGATGCCATGCCACAGTTGCTGCCTCAATGCCACTACAAACAGATAAGTACTTCATTAACTACGCTCGCTCTTCTTTATCTCGTGCATATACGCTCTTACCTTGGCCTCTGCGTTTGCGCCATATCGACCGTCTAGCGCCTTTAGATGCCTCTCGATCAACTCCTTGTCCCGCAAGACTTCCCAAGTCGTCAACAACTCTCGCCCACACGCCATCAGCAGGCATTCCAGGCTGGGTGACGGCGCGTTGCTTGCCTTGCGATAGATGTACTTCCTCTTCATGCATTGCTTGCCTTCTTGCGGCTCCTGCTGGCCTTGGCTAGGTTTTCTAGCCTGGCTAACTTGAGCTGTTCCATGTGTGTAGCGTCCAAGATCTGGGTGATCTGCTCGGTGGTCTTGAATGTGTGCAGGTTGGCACACTCATACCGTCGCACTGTAATGTTGTTCTCTCGCTTGCGTGTCTCTTTGATTGACGTCCAGGTGCTGCAGATCGGGCACTTCATGGCTGCACCTTCAAGACTTCCTCGTTAAGCTCAAAGGCCAACCGGCGCACTTGGTCTAGCAGTTCCTTCAAGTCGTACACCCGATCCATCTCGATCTCGAGCGCAGCCTTCAAGACCTCGATCTGGTAGTTGAGCCTGCGCATCTCGCCGTTGGCCTCCTGCGTATCAATGACCGTGCCCTCGTCATCTCTGACAATCTTCACGTAACTAATGTGCATCAGTCTTCCCTGTCCATCCAGCTGTTTATCAGCGCTATGGCCACAAACACACCGACCATCACGCCAATCAACATCAGCGCGACCACGATCAATACAGTCTCAAGCATTGTCCACCTCCGATAGTGCCCAGTGCAGCAGCGATAGCGCGTCTGCTACGTTGTCATCTGTTACCTGATAGCCCATGCCAACCATGGCAGCAATCATGTCTTCCTTGCTCGCGTTGCCTTTTCCCGTAGCGTGCTTTTTGATGGTGCCAACCGGCACGCCTTGGTATGGGATCTTGTGGTGCTCACACCAGCTGGTCAGCGTGGCCATCAGGCCGCCGTAGACATGCGCGCTGTCTGTGCTGGCATGCCGGCGCACCTCTTCAAAGTAGATGGACTGGATCTCGCCACCGACCGTGCCCTTCAGCTCAGTCAACCACTGCTTAAAGCGCAGGTAGCGCATGCCGCCACCCTCGTACCTGCCAGGCTTAAATGTGGCGTACCCGTATGCAATAGGACCATTCAGTGGCCGGCACGCCCAGCCTGTCGTGGTGCCTAAGTCAATCGCTAGTATTGTTTCACTCATAGCTGCCCCGCTCTGCGTAAGTTCTGCACAAAATCAATCATGTCTGCAGGTGGCACCTGGTAGTCATAGTCCCTGTCGCCAGTCATGGCCAAGGCCTCGGAGACCAGCTCCACAGGGTAGTAGATGCCTTCACGCACTCTGGCCAGCAAGCGCACCGCCTCTTCATAGGTCATGGCTGGCGCACTCCAGAGAGAAAGCGCTGCAGTCTGGGTTGCAGCTCGCCGTACTTGGGCTGCAGCTGCTCGCGCACACTCTGGTCAATCAACGAAGACACACTGCGCCCCTGGTCGGCAGCCGCCTTGTCTAACAGCTCCCGCGTGAGTGGGTGCAGTCGCATCATAAAAGGTTTGAGTTTGGGTTTCATAGCGCTGAGTGTATATCACCGCGATATCAATCAAGAAGTAGTACTAGGGAAACTCCCTAGAAAAGCGATATACAAAGATCGTGTAACATACGTTCATGTTCAACGCGCAGATAAAGCGCAAGGAGTTGCAGACATGACTAAATACGTAGCCTACTACCGCGTTTCTACCGCCAAGCAAGGTCACTCTGGCCTTGGCCTTGACTCACAGCGCCAGCTGGTCAGCTCATACCAAGCAGACATCATCGGTGAGTTCACCGAGATCGAGTCCGGCAAGATCGACAACCGCCCACAACTCGAGCTCGCACTTGAGCAGTGCCGTCGCCATGGTGCAGCCATCCTGATTGCCAAGATCGACCGCCTCTCCCGCGATGCAGCCTTCCTGTTGACACTGCGCAAAGCAGGCGTAGACATTGTGGCTGCCGACATGCCACACGCAGGCACTCTTGAGTTTGGTGTGCGCGCAGTGGTTGCCCAGCATGAGCGTGAAGAGATCTCCAAGCGCACCAAGCAAGCCCTACAAGCGGCCAAAGCACGCGGTGTAGTACTTGGGTGCCCGACACCAGAGATCGGCTCCGCAGCCGGTGTTCTAGTCATCAAGGCCAATGCTGACAGCTACTGCCACCGCGTTGGTCCAATCGTGCGTGACATTCTCGCCATCACCGGCGCACGCACCATCCGAGATATTGCTGCAGCGTTGCAAGCTCGCTCAGTGACCACGCCCCGTGGCAATATAACTTGGGGCACAACCCAAGTGTCTAACCTTCTCAAACGTCTTAACCTAAAGGAGACCTCACTTGCGTAATCAACTGTACGACATAGTCATCTACTGGCTCGGCCTGGTGGCCGTGCTGGTTGTCTGGCTCACATGCTAATGACAGCCAACATCGGCCAAGTAATCCGCGACGCCCAGCTCAACCTCTTTGAGCAGCGCGATGCGACCTTTCTGGCACGCTGCAGAGCCATTGCAGCCGACGTCTGCCGCCAGCAAGGCAGCGTCAGCATCAACGATGTGCGCGAGCGCATCCAACTACCCGCCAACCTGCACCCCTCAGTGCTCGGAGCGGTCTTTCGTACCAAACAATTTAAAAAGGTTGGCCTTGTCGAGGCCAATCACCCCCAGGCACACGCACGCATTGTGCGCGTATACACACTAGCCACTTCACAGGAGCAATAAATGGCAGGCAAACTAACCAGCGACAAAGAGATGAGCGCCTCGCGCTTACCCGGCCTTATGGGCTTTAGCAAGTACAGCACGCCTAATGACGAGCTGCAGTTCTCGATCAACGCGATCAAAGAACTAGAGCGCCCCGACATTGGCAACGAGGCCATGGGCTGGGGCAATACCTTGGAGCCTGTGATCTTGACCGAGGCAGCCAAGCGCCTGGGTCTCACCAAGTTTGACGTAGAGATCAACCAGGCATTCACCCACACCAGCTGCAAGCTATCCTGCAGCCTGGACGGCATTGGCTACGGCGAAAACCAAGAGATCGCGCACGATCCAGCCAATGGCATATACGTTGTTGGCCAAGACTCCATCAAGCTCGATGGGCCTGGCGTGCTGGAGGCCAAGCTAACCAAGACCATGCCAGAGGATACCCCTCACTTGGCGCGTGGCCCCATCCAGCTACAAGGCCAAATGCTAGTCACCGGCCACAAGTGGGGCGCAGTCTGCGTGCTGTATCAGGGCATCGAGCTGCGCGTGTTTCTCTTTGCGCCACACCACGACACACAGAAAGCCATCATCAAAGCGGTGCTGGAGTTTGAGCACAAGTTGCAGACCTTCCGCGACACTGGCGCAACCGACTGGTATCCACCAGAGTCCAGCAAAGAAGTAGACCGCATCTATCCCTACGCTAGCAAAGCAGAGATTGAGCTCGATGACGACGTGGCTAATCTAGCCCAAGCAATACTCGCTAGCAAGGCAGCCATCCGAGACGCCGAGGACGCCATTGAGCGCAGCGAGAAACAGATCAAGCTCAGACTAGGCGAGGCAGAGCGTGGCCGTGCTGGCCAGTACCTTATTGGTTGGCCAATGCGTAACTTCAAAGCGGCAGCAGAGCGCGTGATGCCAGCCAAGGCCGCCTACTCTGTGCGTCAATCAACGCTCAACATTAAGGAGTTGAAGTCGTGAACCTGCCAGACAAGCCAGCGATCCGGCACGCCTATGAGCAGGCCGTGGTCGAGCTGCTCAACATAACTGATTGCAATGAGATAGAGGCCGAGGCCTTTGTCGATGCAATGACCAACTTGATTTTCACCACCATGCAAACCTACTTAACCGAGAAAGATATCCATGCAATTAACAGCGACAAATAACAAGGGCTTTGCCCCAGCCACCCTCACCGAGGCCATTCAGTTCTCAGAGATGCTGGCCAACTCCAGCATGGTGCCCAAGGCCTACCAGGGCAAGCCACAAGATATCTTGGTGTGCGTGCAATGGGGCTATGAGATGGGTCTGGCACCCATGCAGGCGCTGCAGAACATAGCCGTTATCAATGGCAAGCCCAGCGTCTACGGTGACGCAGCGCTCGCCCTGGTGCAGGCCAGCTCTGTCTGTGAAGATGTGCAAGAAACCATGGAAGACGAGGGCACGCCCAACCCAGTAGCAGTCTGCGTTGCCAAGCGAAAAAATCGCAGCCCTGTGGTTGTGCGTTTCAGTGTTGAAGACGCTAAGCGCGCTGGCCTGTGGGGCAAGCAAGGCCCGTGGCAGGCGTACCCCAAGCGCATGATGCAGATGCGTGCCCGTGGCTTTGCCCTGCGCGACGCCTTCCCCGATGTGCTAAAGGGATTGATCACAGCAGAGGAGGCGCAAGACTATCCAGATGAGGCCAAGCCAGCCATTGACATTACACCGCCACGTAACCCGCTAGATCGGATCACAAGCTCACCCAGTGAGCCTGTCGGTAACCACATACAGATCGAGGCAGACATGGCCGACACGGTTGAGCCAGAGGTTATCCAAGAGCAGGCACCAGCTGCAGATGTTGGGTTTGCTGTGATGGTGCCAGGCAAGGAGCAGCCCTTCAGCACGCACGCCACACTAGAGGAGTGGCAAGACGCCTATGAGAACCTGGCTGAGAAAACCTATACGGCCGGCAAGCGCAGCGCGCAAGACCGGATGACGGCGCTAGCCCAGCTGCGTGAGATCAACAAGCAGACGCTGCTCAAGATCGACATGACCAAGCGCATCCGACACTTGGCCGCCTATCAAAAGCGCACCGAGTCGCTGGCTGCTAGCTAGGCTAGCACCATCAAGGCCTGCTGAGTTTCTCTAATGCGATGCTCCAGGCCTATCTGTCCACCATTGATTATCTTGGTCACCCGCGCATGGTCAAGGGCATCCGCTGGTGTATTGAGGTTGTGGGTAGACCAGAACCATCCAGCTGTAAGAGCAGCGTACTTAGGAGTAGCAATAAGGTCAGGATCTTTAACAAAGTCCACACCCAAGGCCTTGCCAGCATGGAATACATTTGAGTGGCCAGTGAGCTGAAAAATTCCGCGACCGCGAAACCTATAACCGTCACCAGAATTCTCGTCACGGTTACCCATGCGCGAGCTATAGACGCTATTTGCAATCTTCTTAGGATTTCCCGCATACTCATTGGCCTTCTCCAAAGTTGGAAAGCGCTTGGGCCAGATCCGCATCAGCGTTGCAGCCTTGTAGTTTAGGTTTTCCTCAAGCAGCTTGAAGTTGCCAGACTCATGGCTAGCCTGGCCAATGAACACAGCCTGCTGGTTGCGTGTCACGATACCAAAGCGCTCAAAGGTTTCGTTGAGCGGGTCAACCCAATCGGCACTGATGTGCAGCTTGGCAAGTTTCTCAGCGTTTAACATTGATGGTCTCCATTACTTTGGCGTAGCTGTCGATGCAGGCGTTGAGCTGGGCTGTATTCCTATCTCCTTGGGCGACAATTTCAGCGATGGCTGCGAGGGTTGCTCGGTCGGCATCAGCAGCTTGGTTAGCCTGTCTGTCAGGTTGACTTCCCGCTTTGCTGCTATCTCCGCTGGGAGCGGCGGCACTTGGGGTGGCTTGTACACAACTTGTGGACGGGAGCCGCACGCTACCAGCCCTGATAGCACGATCAAGAGAAGACTGTTTTTCAGATATGGCATTGTTGGCCTCCTGCAATTTGGTTGAGTTGTCATTGAGTTGCTTGGTTAGTTCCTGCTCTTTGGTGCGAGCCTCTTCATTCTTGATGGCGATCTCTGCCTGCATCTCTGCGTCGCGCTCTGCCCAGCCTTTGTGATGGCCGTAGAAGTAGACGCTGGCAGCCATCACAATGGCGCCAATGATTAGCCAGGGGTTTGGGATCATGTCTCAGACCTCGCTGCTGCACGTTCCTGTGCGATCTCTTCCTTGGCTGGATCAATGAAGTCTGGTGGTGTAGTCGGTGGAGGTGGCGCTCTCCATTCCTCATCTAGTACTGGGTTCACCCAAGCAGGCAGGCCACCAGCTGGTGCTGTCCAGGTAGATGTGGCAGGCGCTGCAGCTGGAGCAGGCGGGGTAGACGGTGCTGCTGCTGGTGGTGTAGATGAGCTAGACAACTTGTCTGCTACAGACTGCACACCCTTGCGACTCATCACGCCACCGATGCCACCGACAATCAGCAAGACCACGTCGTTGAGCATTTTGGCAAACGCCTGGTCTAGTGGTGCAAGGCTCTTGATTGGCTGCACGACAAAGGCCAGGCTGTACAACATAAAGAAGACTATGCCGGCCAGGATAAAGGTAACGACTAGGACTACAAAAGCCCAGACGCGTACCTCAATTTCCTCTTGGGTTAGCAATCGGTTCGGATGAAACTTGGGCTGGTTGTTGGACAATGTTTTTCTCCAGTACGGGGGCTACAAGGTAATCGGGACAATCTTGGGTGAACAGGCAGTCAGGTCGCTGGCATCTCTTAGCAGAAAAGTTTTTAGGATCCTGGCACCAATATCGGTAGCGATCATCGCAGGCCGTGAGCAGCAGTAACAGCAACAATAGATATTTCATTTGCTCTCTTTCAGTTCTTGCTTTAGCTTTCTCAATTCTTTGATCTCTTTCTTGAGCTGCGCCTTCATGTATAGCGTTTCAACATACGCCATACTTGTTGCACCCACGACAACGCATAGCATCACGCCCATTAAAACCCATCCGACAAGTTTTGCAGTTGCCACATTAGCCACCCAAAAATTACAGAGATAAACATTATCGCAACCGCTCCACTTGTCAACTCAACAAACCTGATCTCTTCCTGCTCTTTGCGCCACCGTGCAAGCCTGGCTCTGCGAATCATCTCTGATCTAGCCCACGCCTGCTCTTGCTCAATCCTGCCATGCATCACCAAAAATCTACCATACAAATCTTTCAACTCTGCTGGCGCATACACCATTGCCTCTCTGGTCTGCTCCATTAGCTTTTCCATCTGCAGCTCAACCAGTACCCGCTCAATTGCTTTCTTGCTGGTGTTCTGGGTTGGGTCATAGTTGGCTTTGCTTGTTTCCTCTAACTCAATGTAGTAGTTGTTGATCTGTTGTTGTGTGTCAAATAGAACGCCAAGGTTATCGCCAATGTCTTTGATTAGTTGGAGTTCGAGCTGCTCATAGGTTTGCTTGGTTGCTGCTGTTTTGGCTGCTGACTTGGCTGGCGCTTTCGCCACAGGCTTTGTCGTATCACTTGCAGTTTTTTCTTTAGGTGTGAATAGTCCGATGAACCAACTAAAAATACTTTTGATTGCTTTAACGTCTGCCATGACGCCATCGATAGTCTTCTTAGCGCCCTCCAGCTCAAGCCTACCCTGGTGTAAATAATCGCAGCCCTGCTTGATAAAGCTGACCGCACCTTGTGCCAGCATGAGCAAGCTGAATGGATCCACATCACAGGCCTAGCAACTTCTTAACAAAGTCTGCCGCCACACCCGGCCCAAGCAGGACGCATAGCATGACAGCATAGATCAGGTATTCAATCTTGGCCATGCGCTTGTCGCCAACAGATAGCGATTCATCTATCCGCTTGTATCTCTCACTACACAGAGCTTCGTGTACGGCCAAGCGTGTGTCAGTATCTTCAAGCATTTGGCCAACCTTGTGCGCCAACCACAGCGATGAGGGCAGGCACATCGGCACAGCCTGCAATTGCCGTCACCAAGCGTGAACACTCTGTGATCACAGCCGCACGATAGGTAGCCGTAGCCGTAGGTATAGCAACATCACGCTCTGCCTTACGAATGACCATCCAATCGGTCTGAGCCAATAACTTGTTAGCCGTGTCTTTCACTTGTGCAGTCCAGTTTGACTTTAAGCCCTTGGTGACCAAGCGTTCTGTGGAGTCAACCATTGCTGGCTTGCCGTCTACTGTGCCTAGCACTTTGACATACATGGGGTTGCCGTCTTCGTCTGACTCTTCCCTGTCGTTCAAGAGTTTAGGGTTGTCTACGCCCCAATAGAAGCGCGAGTCATAGGTTTCTGTTACATCAGGCACTTCAGTAATACCTACTGCATTTTTCTCTTCCAATGAAGTTAACCTAAGCCAATTTGCTGGATACGAAGTACCATCAATTTGAAATGGGGTATCCACAGCAAGCGGTTTTCCATTTAATAAAAACATTTAAATTACCTCGTAATGGTTATGTTTGGAAAAATTTTCTTTTGGTGTTAAATATTGCAGATTGTTTTCTACATGAAGTCCTGACACCAATTCGCCTTGCAATGGAATAATGTGGTCAACATGATAGCCGTCTGGTCTATTTGCGTATATGTCTTTAATCTTTTGTTCGTCAGCCCATGCTGGCATTTGTTTTCTTTTTGCCACCATATGTTTGGTTGCATAGTGAGTTTTATAGGCTTTTGTTCTAGAAAGACCATGCTTAAAGTTCATGTTTGCAAGAGTTTGTGCTGACTTTTCTTTTCTATAACAACCACAAGATTGAACTAAAGACTTTCTCAAACTCATGCCAACTACAGATTTATGGTTTCCACAATCACACAAACATAGCCATTTAGCATTTCCAAATCTATCTGCCCCGTCATAGGAAAGCACAGTCAAACGACTGTACTTCTTGCCTATTTCATCTTTAACTTGGCTGGGGTTTTTCATAGTATTACTTAGCGAGCCAAAGCACTACGAAACGGCACTTCGGCAAAGCAAGCGTACACCACTGTTGCGCCATTTGCATTAACCCCAGTTCCAGTATTTCTTACTTTAAATCCGTTTGAAAGAATGTCATACTCAAATGCACCAGCAGTTGTGTATTCTGCATCTGACGCATTAGCAAAAAGCAAAGGATTTGTTTGGTTGTAGCCATTTCTTGAGGAATCAAACATATTCCAGTTGCCAGTACTGTCTGTGCGCTTGAGCAAAACAAACCTCGGTCTAAACCCCGTGTAAACAAAAGGCCCATCAGCAGACCCGTTACCCGTGTATGACCCAAAGGCTGAATACCCTGCTACTGCGGCAAAGCAGTAGGCTACATAGGTTCTAGCACTAAGATTTGTATCGCCTGATGTTCCGACAGAAAATACTGAAGATGTTGGTGCTGTGTTATTCCAAGGAGTGCTAATTACAGTAAATGCTATTGTTGAATCTAAAGCAACAATGCCAGTTGCGCCCAAACTTGAATGATAAACAGGCCAATCAGTTCCTGCTGTGCTTCTTGACTTAACAATAATCATATTAGGCGCAACACCTAGTCCATGCCCCACAGTAGCGTTAGCACCCGTACCCGTATAAGTCACCACGCTAAAGCCTTGCGTAGCACCCACACTTACAGTTGATGTGATAGAACCGTTAGTGTTAGATGCGGATGTGCCACCCGCTTTCCATTGCCAGCCGACATAGGTGTCAGATGATTGGTTATAAGAGGTGTCTGTTCCAACACCAAATCCACCAGAGTTAAAACTTGTTACACCTTGAGGGTCTGAGAATTCAGCATTTGTTAAATTGCTTGCAAGAGTATTTCCCGCGCCTCTTACGGAATCAATCAAGCGATGTGCAATGGCTTGTGTTCTAGACTTAACCCAAACCAAGTCTGGTTGAAATGATGTAGAACCAACAGCGTTGCTAATTGACCTAGCAGTACCATTGCCTGTCCACAAAGAAGCCGCCATATAAGCCGCACCATTAGTGATGGTTGATGCGGGTAGGTTATATGTGTTTAGTGCAACAAAGCCAGTTGGGGGTGTGTAGGAGAATGGGCGTTGACCGAAGTTAACATCTAAGTCATAACCAGAGTCAGTCAGAATAGCCGCAATAAACTGCATATCTGATGGCAGATTACTAAAAATTGAACTTGTCCCAGACGAGGGGTCGCCACTATTAAACCAAGTTCCATTTTGCCCAAACCATATTTTGTTTGAACCTGAACCAATTGTTCCATCAACCGCTATTTGATACACAGTACCGCTTGCCGTACTAATGCCTGTCAATGTTGTTTTTGAGCCGTTTGTCCATGCTCCATCGTTAGTTAGAGTTGTGGCGGCAATGCCCCATCCCGTGTTAGATGCAAAACCAACGCCTGATGCTCCAATGTTTGAACTAGTTCCAATTATTCCAAAAGTTCGTGAGCCTCCGCTTGTCAAACCAGCGCCATTTAAAGTTATCTCGCAATAAATTTTTTGACTAGAAAAAGCAATGGTCGAAGCAGACGCTCTCCATGCGGCAGTTGATACACCATTAACTCGTAAATTAGCGTTAGCCAGCGTTGGGGCGTTTGAACCTTTAAAATCAAGCGGGTTCATCACCGCATAATTACTACTCAGCGAACCCACAGTAGGCGAGTCCACCATGCTGTCGTAGGTCACACCAGCAGTCACGCTAATGTTGTTAGGTGTCCAGTTGTTGCCGTTGCCAGAATAGTCCTTGCCGATAGTGGCGGCTGTGTTGTTGCTGTTATCGCTAAAGTTCAGTTCAAAGCCATTTGTGCCGT